GGACAAGAAAGAAAACCTTAACAAACAAAAATTTTAAAGTTGCAACGTTGCAACAGAAAGGAAAAATTATGAAAATTAATGGTACTGAGATTAAAGGAATTAAAAAGGCTGTAGGTAGATATAACAAATATAAAAATCTATATGAGCCTATTATGATTATATTCGACAATATAATGAATGTCGTTGAGTGTGTATCTGTTAAATGGTATTTTAATAATCAAGAGCGTATGCCAAATGGTTATTTAAGATATGATGATATAAGTGATTTACTAATAGATGTTTATGGAATGAATTGTGAACCTACAATGACAAATATACAAGCCGTATTAAGAGAATACGTTATATAAAACAAATCCCCATGAGAAAAAACTCATGGGGATATTTTTATGCCCTTATACTAATAGCGTGTTTGCTTTGTGCATTTATCCAATTTCTAACAATTTCACCCACTGAATTATCTGAATAAAACACACGATTAAATGTTATTAAATTATTAATAAGTTTATGTACATCTGTAGGCTGTTCCGCTAGTGATTGAACGTGTAAAGGATTAGTGTCTGTTTCAAAACTGTATACAACTCTCTTTTTTAAATCAAGGTGTTCGGTTTTTGTTTGAATGTTAAAAAATAGAAATACACTATTGTTATAATGTACAATATTGCAAGCAATAATATCATTATCAAAAAATATATAAGCCCTGTATACAATATCTTCTTTTTTAATTTTAAAAGGGGCGTGAGGATAGTTTTTTATTTCCCATTGACCTGTAGTTATCATTTTTAACTGGGGATTATCAAACGCAAAATATTTACTAACTTTTCCAGTTTGTCCTTTACTGTCTGAGTATTCTAACGCTAGTGTTAATTCGCTATCTCCGTATGTAAATAATTTCAAGTCACCCTGTTTAATATCTGAAATTTTACCTAATCCCATCTCCGCAAAATATGGGCAATATTGATTGACAGTATTAGCTATCATGTAAATAACTGTATCATCTCTATCACGAATTATAGATGACAATAAGTTAGTGAATGTAACAAATTCATTATTAAGGTAAAATGAACGTGTCATAAATTCATCAAATAATATATATTTAAAGTAACCATTGTCTGCACCTTTTGTACGTTCCCACGCATTTAGAGAAAAACACTTGCAAAAACTTTCTTCACTTTTTTCCTCTGTATTTGTATTATATAGATAAAATTCTCTATTCTTGTATACAGTGCTATTAAATTGCCCATTAGATAATTTTTCAATTAAAGCTGAATGAGGTTTAAATAAGTTTTGTATATTTTTAGGCATAATTTCCTCGTCATAACGTCTTAAATATGCAAGCTTAAAGCCCTCTTTAAAATACCCCCTTATTTCCTGCTCACACACTGCATAAGTCTTTCCGTTTGAACGTTGACCTATAATCAAATTGTATAGAGCATTTAACTTATTAATCTTTTTAAGCGAATAGTATTCACTTTTCATTAAAATCACACTCCCAGAAATTTGTAGCCAATTCTTGACTTTTTTCAAATAATGTATGCTCTTTCGCACCGCTACCGAAATTTGTACCACACATTAAATAATATATAAACTGTTCCGACAAACTCATATTGTAGTCTTGCTCTTCCATATGTATGTAACTATTTTCCGCCACTTCTGCATAATTTCCTTGATAGTCTTTTACCATAATTTTGTAAGGTTCATTAATATACGTCAATGTATTTTTGCCTGTATACTCTTTCGGAATATACATTTCATTGTCAAAAAATTCAAACGGTTGCAACGTTGCAACTATATACGGGACAGCACACTTTTTATTTAGTCCCGAAACAGTAATATTAAATTTTCCGTTTTGCTCATACGCATAACGTTTTGCACCTAACGTCTTAAACCTTGTGTAAATTCCTTCAAAGTCCCATACTCCTAAAGGTTTTTCAATACCTTTAATTGTTTTAGGTTTAGCTAAATTCAAATCAATTTCATAATAGCTTAATGCTTTGTTTATCTCATCAATACAATTTTTATTATATTCATTTATCCAGTTTTTATAATTTTCATAGTTTAAGAATTTTATACTATCTGTATCACAATAAATAACATCTTCATCAATTTCCAAAATACCCTTAAAAAGTTCATGTCTTGCCCATGCCGTAATCCATACCCCCCATTGATATACTAGCACTTGTTTTTTATTCTTTATGTAATTTTCTTGTAACGCTTCCGTTATATCTTTTCTTTCCGTGTTCCATTCTTTTCCGTCAAAAATAATATTGTCGTTGACTGGATTAGTTACGCACATTCCGAATAAACTATTCAACATACCTTTACCGACTAAATATTCAACTTCCTTGCCTTTTACGCCTTTTAGTGTTGTTTTATCATTGTAAAATTTTAACGCACATTCTATAATTTGTTTAGGCAAATAACCATAACTAGACGTATAAAATTTACCGATTGACAAATGCTCATAAGAATAAAATTGCTCAAAGTCTTTAAAGTCGATATCTGTAAAATATGTAAATATTCTATCTGCCGATACAATTCTGCCATTATCAACAACCGCATTATCACATACAGAACATTTTGACCTTGATAAGATGTGATTACATTTTTTAGCAATAACGTTAGTTAATTCCACTTCAAAAACGCAAGGATAATTTTTAATACAGTATCTAAAATCTTTTAAATCTTTTATGTGAACTTTTGTAAATGGTTGCATAGGGTACTTTTTTCTAATCATAACGGAGGGATATGAACTTGTAAAATCAATACTAGCAACATTTTCCATTATCATTCCTACATACATATAGTTTGCGTGGGTATAACCTCCCATAAAACTTTTATGCAATAAACAAAATAAATCTTTATCAACTGGGGCTATCTTTTTTATTTTTTCTCTATATTTTGGATAATATGTGTGTTTCTTAATGTAGTTTTGGCAATATTTTCTAACATACCCTGTTTTAGTTAATGGTATTTTTGTTATATCATTATCATTTTTTGTCATTTCTTCAAGTATAAAATAATGTAAAATTTTAACGTCATGCTCACAATATGCTAATTCTTCTTTTGTTAGTGTTGTTTTCCATGTTCTTAAAAGTTTATAATTCAAATCCCCTGTTAGTTTTTGTATTTTTACGCTTGTCAAGTCTTCCGCTGTTTTAGCTAAACTCATACCGCTGAGCATTAAACTACATTTTAATTCAAAACATTCATTCATAGTGCATTTAATAGGGTGACGTGCGTTTCTTGCGAAAACGTCTTTAAAGCGTTCATGACCGATTAAAAATTGAAATTCATAGCCTAAATTGTGAATATATATTATAATTCTTCTGTATTCATTTAATTGTAATACTTCTTTTAATTTATTCAATGTAAAGTCAAAATCTTTCCATGTTCTGCCGTACACATAATTTCCGTTTAATGCAAACATAAAAATATACATACACGCTCTTTTATTTTCTCCGTCATAAAAGGAACTTGTTTCAATGTCAAATGCAAATGGGGCGTTGTAATATTCAATATATTTATTATCTTTCGTTCGGGTTGTAACTGTTTGTAAATTACTATTTTTTAGAATATCAAAATCAAAATCATTTACATTTATCAACTATTACACTCCCTTTTGAAAATAGTTGCAACGTTGCAACTATTCTAACATTTGCATTTGTTCACGCATTAAATCATACATTTCATTTTGTGTTTTCGCTGAATTTTCAAGGGTATTCAATAATGAATTTATTTCATTATCATTAAAACCACTTTCAATCATTTCAGCAATAAATTGCTGTACAAAATCGCTGTTAGGTAAATTGCCAGCAATGCCACTATTTCCGAAAATCGTTAAAACTCTTTCAACATTTTCTTCAGAAATATTTAAACGTTTTGCGTGTTTTGACATAATAGATTTTGTTTCTTTTACTGTTGTTTTTTGCCCTAAAAACTGTCTAATCTGCACATAGTGTTTTAGCAATTCTGTTCTTGTTTCGCCTTTACTACCTGTTTTGAAAAAATTCTTTTTTGTTGAAAACTTACTTTCATGTAAAAAAGTATTCCATTTACTAGAAATTATAGGGTTTTTGTTATACATTCCACTTTTTTTCAATTGACTGAGGCGTAAATTTGCTTTACGCCCTTGTCTTAAAATTTCAGCTTTTAACTGTTCATTTGTTAAACCGCTTGCAAAATGTTCATTCATTATACAAATACACCGCCTTGTAACATATTTACTATATATTGTCTTTCGCTGTCTGTACATCTGAAATTAATTTCAGGATTGCTAACAACTGTAAAGCCCTTAAAATCAGATAGTTTTCCTGTTACTTCACAAGCATAGCCTACAGTACGCCCATAATTATCTGGTACATTTAAAATAGGTCTGTCAATAATGAAATAACATTTTTGTGGTTGCCACGTTGCAACCGACGGAGAACTTGCACTCGCTTCTTGATAATTAGTCCCTGTTGCAAAACCACTGTAAAGTTGTTTTGTACTGTCAATTAATCCACCCATATTATTACTAGCGATTGAAGATATACCACCGATAGCACCATTTACAACATTGCCCACAACTGTATTAGCATAACTTGCACTGTCCGTCCCTGTCATTGGAATTGTTATACCTACAACACCATTTTTGTAAATGAATGGGATATCGTCTTTAAAAACAATTGCTGTTCCTGCCCCTGTCGTATAGTCAACTAGCATTTTTGCGGAAATTTTATGCCCCATAAATTCAGCCGTAGACACTGGTACAACTCCGATATATGGGATATATAATTGAGCTGTTGTGTATGGTTCAAAATCTAGAAAATTTTTGAATTTTTCAAAAAATGTACATTCACCTAAATCAATTAAGCTGTTTACATTTTCAGTCAATTTTATTCCGTTTACGCCTGTATTTGTCCTACCGATAACAATATGCTCTGCATTTGTCGCTGAATTTTTTAATGCAACGTCAAACGGAAATAACCTCAGGTCGATAATGCCGTTCATGGGGTTTTCACCCATTAAAGCTAAACCTTTTACAATTTCATTAAATTTTGTTTCGTCTGCGTTCCAAAGAAAATCGGCAAGCTGTCTGACGTTATTTGACGTTACGGCAAAACTGCGGTTAAATACATTTACATTTGATAGTGTCGGCTTGTTTAGGTCTATTTTGTCAGTATAATTGTTTGGGTCTACTCTGTCAATACCACCAAAATTATTATTAGTTAGAATATCATCGGCGTAATCAATTTGCGGTACTGTATTGTTATCACTGCCGTTTTTTAAATCTCCGTCAGTTAGTCCGCTGTCATTTATACCCATAGTATAAATATATTCACTATCAAAATCATCATCTCGGGCGTGTTGAAGATTGGTCGATATTGGTATACCTAAATAACAAAATGTTTTAATTAAATCGTCAAGACTGCCTTTTAAAAGTGGCACATATGTTTGAAATGTGTCATTACCTTCTTTGAAAATATGTGAGTGCATTTCAAATAGTTTATCATCAATTCCAAAATACATAGGCAATGATGCCGTGTGTTGCCCCGGATAATCCGCCCCCAGTAAAAAATGTTTTCTGTTTTGGTTTACATAAAATGTATCATTTTTTACATCTTTTGCATAGTCATTGGTGATTTTATTTGATGATGTATTAATAGTCGTATAGAATGTAGGACAAAATTCAGGTTCATATGTTCCACCGATATAATGTTGCACTGGTGTAATATCTGCACCGACAACGTGCGGGTTTTTGGTGGCAACATTATCGACATTATCTTTGTAGTCCTGCAATGATACTCTTCTAAAACTCCAGCGGTCAAACGCATTATAATTGGTAATTGCTAAAATGTTTGTCACATATAATGTGATATACCACCTTACTTCCGTCCATTTATATCCAGTAACGAAATGAGGGTTTACAAGTGTATAATTGCCGTCGCCGTATGGGTTATTTCCGTATGATGTTACACCATAGCCAATAGATAAATATGGTAAAAAAGGATTATTACGAGCAGTATAATCAGTGTACATAAAATCCAATGCTATTGATGATGTTAGTCCACCATAGCACATTATTAATCCCATGGGGCTAGTAGCTGTAAATTTTTGTATTTTTGGTCTTAATACGCTATTCCCGTATGGTACGGCATAATTTGTTAATGCTGAATTGTTAGTAACTGCGTATATAATAGATTGGTCGAACTCTTTATTTAATTGTATTTTATTGGTATTAATTAAATCTTTTAAAGTGCCATTGCCTACCACTTTAATCGGCATACCATGGAATTCAATTTCTGTAGGCGTTCCATAAACGTTTTCATTTAATTTCATTTTTATCCCCCATTCTCCGCTGTTCCCTGATTACTGCCACCGCCTGCCACATTTAGCACAAAATTGTAACTATTTGCTGTGGCTGTGTCTAGGTTAAAATCACCGCCAGTAAACTCAATTACTTTCATTTCTTTACTACCTTTTAATGGTAACATTGTATCGGGGATGTATGTACTGCCGATGTTTTCATTTCTAGTTATTAGAAATGTGCTGTTTAGTAATGCTGTTGAATAGGTAAAAATATCAAATTCACATTGTAAAATAATTGTTTCAGCACTCTCAGCGTCTGCCGAAATTATATGATAATATCTATCAAAAAATGGTATATACGCCATATTTGCGTTGAACGTTTCAGATGTGCAAAATAATCTTATGTGTGGTGAAAAACTGTTCATAGTGTCCAGTATTTCACAATTATAATCAATTGCATTTGTTAAGGTTTTTTGAATTGTTCGCACGTCTTGCGAACATTGATAAGTTGTTATAATTGGCATTTTTATCACCCCTTATATAGTTGCAACGTGGCAACTATTTTCAAGTTACCACGTTTTAACTATTATTTTGTTATGCTGTTATCCAGCGTCTGCGACTATAAATACTATACAATTTTCCATTGTATCATTGAAATAGCTTGCATCATACTTATAGAAATAATTCCAGTACTCGCCCTTTGGGTTGTAAATACTTGTAACTCTCGGATTTGCGTTACAAATCATACAAGCGTCCTTGTCAAAAATAGTGCCAATAATGCCTGCCTGAGTAACTGCGTTACCGCTTGCGGTTGTAACATTAATTTTTGAAATTTCTGCAAAATCAAAATTCTCACTATTTCCGCTACCTTGCCAATAAGGTACTTCTGAATAGCCACTCAGCTTTACAAGGTCATTGTGGAATGTGTCGCTCTGCAAATACACCTCAGCGGTATTTACAAATCTTGACAGCAGAACCATTTTCATGTCACTCTCGGGGGTGAATGTGGTATATCCGCCGTCATTAAACAGTGTTGACGGACGCTGAATATACTTAATATACTCCTTTATTTTACCGATAGCATATCTCAGAAAGTCTTTGTCCATAAGTGCATGACTTGCGGTCAGTGTTTTTGTAAATTCTGCATTGTACATTGTCAGAAGATTTACAACGTTGTTTTTACTATGTATCTTCTCCGCAATGAGATTATTGATAGTGCGTGTTTTAAGTATATCGTTTGACAGAGTGAGCTTAAATCTGATACGATTTTCAATCATAGCAAAAAAGCTATTCATTTCGGTAGGAGAATTAAATGCACTCTTTACCTGCATTTCTGTAAATGACATCTGCACTTCATATGTTACCTTGCTGTCATAAAATTTTGACTGTACATCGGGTGCGGTAAAAACAAATGGGTCATAACTCTGCCCGCTTGTCAGCTTCCAGCTATCGTTCTCAACTGCATCTGGCATTTCGCAACGAACTTTCTGCATTGCTGAACCATATTCCCACCCGTCGGCAAGTATATCGGGGGCTGTAGAGTTATAAACTCTGTCAACAAAAATCATACGTCCGACTTTATCGATAAGCTTGCGGACATAATTGTCAACATCTGTTGCTTCAAGTATCTGCTTACCCATATCAACAACATTTTCAAGACTTTCCGTTGTTATGGCTGTTTCACCGACAATTTCTTTCTGAGCTTCATTCAAAATAGTTGCAATCTGCTTAACTTTCATAATTTTTCCTCGCTTTCATTTCCTCGCCTTTTATGCGATAATAAGTATTTAATTTTTTTCTTATTGTTCTGTCAATCCCTTTGAAACGTGAAAATTTATCTTTAATAACATTTTCATAATCTAGCCAATTGGCAAGGGATAGCCAAAACATAAAATCATCACTATATAAAATATAGTGTGTTAAATCTTCTTTACGTTGCAAAGTGTCAGTAATTACATTTAATACAACTGCTCTTGCAAGATTGACGTAATTCTCTGCAAATGTAGGACTTCTCACTTTTTGCATATATTCCTCTCTTTCTAGTTGCAACGTTGCAACTTTTTAATATACACCAATTAGAATAATATCGGCTATTGCCTTTACGAATAAATCAACTACAGAAAACATAGCTAACTGTCGTTCACTTTCAATCATCTGTTGAGAGGTTGTAACTCCAATATTGCCACTTCTTGTAAATTCATGCACAGTTTTTTCGTTTCCTGCTGTTGTAACTGTAGTGTTTATATCTTGTGTATCGGTGTTTGTACCTGTATTTGTAGTCTTTGTGTCATTAATAAAACTGTCTGATTTATCAAATGTTGTTTTTCCTGTTGTGATTGACGTATCAACTCCGACTGTATTTGTATTTACTCCTTTGTTTGTCTGAGTAATGTTCGGTGTTCTTGTATCTGTTCCTTTTTCTGTCATGGAATAATTTTCAATAGGATTATATTCCAATGACAGAGTATCAACTAATTTATCATACTCATATTTGTGTGATTTTCCATATAATGCTATATAGTCGCTTGCCTGCTTCACCATATTAGTATTATTTGTCACATTTTCAGTATCATAATACTTGTAAAAATCACGCTCACCGAACTTATCTGCAAAATAATAGAACATCTCAGCAGATGTAAAAATTGTAAATAGTTTTAAGTCTGTTGATACCTTGTCAAAAATAGTCTTTATAGAGGGGAATAATTCCACCCATTCATTCAATGTTATCAACTTTTTCATTTTTAGGTTCTTCCTCACTTTCTCCCTCTATAGGTTCTTCTTCTGTAGGTTCTTCCTCTGTCAAGTCTTTCCACTCATCGGAAATTTCAACAGTGATATTTGTACCAAACATAGCATTAATTTTGTTGACCGCGTGCTGTCGGTTATTCAACATATTAATAACATTTACAAATAACGCACTATCATTAATATTGACCTCTGCTGTGTTTAGTCGTTCCCTCTTCATGTTAAAATTTGCATTTACTCCGATTGAATTGTAAAAATTTGCAAGCCAAAATTGATACGTTTCGACTGTCTGTTGTAGAATTGTAGCGACACTTGTATTATCTGCCATTTTTATTGGCGTGATACAATTTAGAATTGTGTCGTCAATCATAACGGCTGGATTACCATTATATAACTGTTTTAGAACTTTTTCTCCTGCAATTCGCACTGTATCGTCTTTACACAAAAATGCCGTTTGTACTCTGCCATTTTTTAACGCACTGGAAATTGTTACTACACAGTCAGCTAACATATTTGCGGTAAGTGTCAATATAGGATATAAACCGCCTGTCATTGTTTGTGTAGGGTATTTGTCAGTATCACTATTGAACATTACAACTCCGTCAATATCTATCTTTACATTTTTGCTTCCTAAAATTGGATTAGCAACAATAAATTCTGTAGGCAAATAATACTCGTTAGGATAACCACCGTAATTCCCATTTAGTGCATATAGTTTTCCGTTGAACTCAGTAAAAACAACACGCCCTGTTACAAATAGCCAAAAATTCATTACTTGCTCGTCAATGGTATCTGGTAAGTTATTCCATGTAAACATATTGATAACACGATTTAACAACATTTTGTAATAATAATTTGTCAATTGTGTTTTGTCTATGTTTGATACTCCAAACTCACTCCACTCCCACGGCTTTACTTTTGAACTCATTTTTTTCTCACCTCTTTCAATCGGTTGCAACGTGGCAACTTTTTTGTTACCACGTCATGCCGATTTTATTATTTACTGTATCTGAATTGAATAAAATTCTCCGTTCGTTGACTTGCCTTTTACAAATCTAACTTTTACTTCCTCTCCGTCACTGTGGCAATCGCTGAGAATATCTGCCAATTCTTCCATATGGTCTAGGCAAACTTTAGACGAAAAGCCGAACACACCGATATCTGTTGCAATATAACCTATATCACAAGGCTTCTTGTCCCTGTCAAGTCCTCCATTTTCTACCACCGCACACCCTGAAACAGTGTGCCACTCGCCTGCTTCCGCTGTCTTGATTGAAATACTTCCGCTTTTAGCGTTAAAAATATCCTTTTTGCTCATGTTCACATTAAAACCTGTCATGTTTAAAACCTCTTTCCATGTTTTGTAATTTGTTCAATATTATGTGACCGTAATATATAATAGCTATGTACGCTAGATAACAATAGCGGTTTAGCACTCTTATTTTATAAATGTTAATTATTATCAATTTGCTGTTGTATTGTTAAATGCTCACAAGCGTATTACCGAATGTTAAAAATTGACTATTTTGTCAAGAATAGCTTCATAAAGTGCATTAATTAGTTTTACTCCTGCTATTCCGTTTTCTTTCTTTTTCAGTTTTCGCAAAATCTCATTTGTAGCCTTTTCAGTGCCTTTTCCATATATGCCGTTAAAATCTACACTTGTACTAATTATTTTACAAGTTTTTGCTAGTTTTAGTAACATTTTGTAGGCGTAAACCCCTGCATTATTATCACCACGTTTTAGACCTGTTGTGTCAAGAGCATTACCTTTGTATCTTAATACGCCTAAAAAATTAGTGTAAGTGTGTTTTTCTCTTGCAACAAAATTGTGTCCGTTATAATTTTGGTCATAACTGTAAAAATAACTTGTGTTTCCCTCACCTGTTGCTATTGAGATATGACCGATATTGTCAGACGACTTAAAAACACAAATGTCACCTTGCATTGGTACAAACTCAGGTGTATTTGAAATTTTTGTAAAATTCTTTACAAGTGCCGACACTTCATTGAAACGAGTGAAATACTGTTGAGCATTGAAATTATATGGGTAATATGTAAAAACGTTAAAACATTTCTGCATATAATCATTGACTAAATCACAACACTGAAAGCCGTAAATTCCGTCAAAATCAATTGATTTACCTAAATTTTTAGAAATATATTCTTTAAACGTCATTTTTCTCTCACCTCTAAATCTGTTAATCTATGGTTAATTACCTTTATCTGCTCTTCAACAACTGGCAAACGCCTTGCAAAATTGTTGTGTTCTGCCACTCGTTTTTCTAACTGTTGCACTCTGTATTCTGTCAATTTAAACCCCGAATAACTTCCGATAAGCGTACCTATTAAAGACAAGACAGCAACTATTATTGAGCCCCACATTGTTATACCCTGCCATTTTTTGAAAACTGAGTACCGAAATAAAATGCAATAACAGTTGTAAAAACTGTCATATACTGTTCACTTGTTATCTTTCCAGCAAGTGATAACAGACAAAAAACAATTGTTAGCAGAATTGTCACAACTGATTTTATTGTTATCTTCATATGTATACCCCTTTATATATTATCTGTCTTTACACGTCTGTAAATTTCTTCATGAACTCCAAAACTCACTGTTACTAATTCGGGAATGACTTTCCCCTCATCATAAAACTTTGGTGTAACATTCAGCGGTATAAAATGACTTCTTTCACAACGCCTAGCTTCATGCTCATCGTCAAAAACCTTACCACACATTTCACAAACAAAAAGTTTTTTCATTTCTATTTACCTCTCTTTCTGCACACTGAGTTATTAAAACTCAGTGTGTTTTGTTGTAACATCAAATGTTATATCAATATTTTCAAGGGCTTCTCTTTTTTCCATGAGTGCATTGACCCATATTGATAAATCTTTAAGAGTTGCAAAGTGTTGTGTTCCTCTCGGGGCTTCCTCGGTTGCAACGTTGCAACTTTAAAATTTTTGTTTGTTAAGGTTTTCTTTCTTGTCC